CCTCGAGGCTTCCCTGGCTGACACTTCCGCCAGGGCTGACGTTCTGGCTGCCTCGGCGTCTTTGACTGCCTGGGCGACTGCGGCTGCGATTTCGGCGGCGATGTTCGCGCCGATCGGTTTGCCGATGTTTTTGCCGATCCGCTTCAGGCGATCGGTTTCCAAGGAAAGTTGCTGCGATGTGCCGTTCAGGAACTCGATCGCGGAATCTTCGCCAGCGCGCAGGAACTCTGGCACCATTGTTTGTGCGACTTCGTCTGCCTTAGCGGTTACAGTCGCTAGTTTCTCGCCCATTGTGGCGACCAGGCCTGCGTCTATCAACGCTTGGCCCATTGTGGCGCCCTGGTCGATGCCCTGGGCGGCTAGGTAGGCGCGTAAGGCTTCGCCGTTTGTGCCGGCGTCGCGTTGGACTGCTGCCAGGACGTTGCCGTACCACTCATACTTTGAGACTTCCGAGTCGACACCTGCCAGCCAGGCGGCTGCGTCGACTTCTCCGTTGTTCATGGTGAAGCCTGCGCCCAGGTTGAATCCCCTGGTGATTTCGCTTGACAGTGTGCTGGCGTAGTTCGCGATCGCGTCTTTTGCATCTATTAAATCGCGCGTTTGTTCGCGGAACTTCGCGTTCAGGTTGCCGACAACTTTTTCCTGGGCGTCAAACTTAGCCATACCAAGTTCTGTCTGTTTCCTTAATTCCTCCATTGCACTCGAGGCGCCTCGACTGCCGGTTCCGGCTTTTGTGACCTCCTCGGTGAACCTGCCGACTGACGTGGTGTAGTCGATTTGTTGTTTGTTGAGTTGTCCCAGGACTGTGTAGAACGCCTTTGAGGGTTTGTCCGCGATGTTCGCCAGTGCGTCGTCTGCGGCTGCCGTTTTCAAAGCTAGTCCGGCCATGGCGTTGCCGGCGGTGATCGCTGCCGACACTGTGGCAGATAGTGCCCCTGGCACGCCTTGGGCTTGTCCCGTCAGTTTCCCCAGCAGGTTAGCCGCCGTGTCCAGACCATTCCAGAAAAGTGGAAAGTCGTTGATCATGTAGTCGATCGCTTTGCCGATGCCTGACAGTTCTTCCTCGGCGTCTGGTGCTGCCCCTACGATGCTGGAAAGTGAACTGACAATGGTCAGTAATGACGTCGCGGTTTCACCTGCCTGCGAGCCGATACCTTCCATCAAAGGTTCGAGGTCTTCCATCGCTTTGACCAGGCTGACGGTACCGTCGTTTGTTTCGCCGAGGGAATCGAGCAAGCCTCGACCCAGTGCCTCGGCCACATTTTCGACGGCGGTTTGAAGGACTCTCAGTTGTCCTTCCATCGTCTGCGCTGACGTGGCTGCCTGGCCGCCAAAAGTCTTGGCCAGTTCGTTTGTGATCAGGGTCAGGTCGCCAGTTTTCAGGGTTGCTGAGTCGATGCCAGCACCGAGCCTGGACAGGCCTGCCGTGTTGCCGTCATAGGCGCGGCCCAGTGCCTGAACAACTGCGTCGAGCGACTTACCTGATCCGGCTGACACGTCCAGGGCAATGCCCAGGATGCGGGTTGCCTCCTCAGTGTCGCCGATTGACCTGACCAGGCGGTCATATGCTGGGCGTAGTTCCGTGTCGGCGATGCCCAGTGTGCGCTCAAACTTGCTGATCGCGTTTTCAACTTCAGGTAACTGGTGGGCGACGTTCAGGTTCTCAAGCGTCTGCGCCAGTTTCGCGATGCTGGCTTCGTCCTCGAGCGCGGCTTTGACTCCGTCGACTCCCAGTTTGACGGCGAACGCGCCGGCCGCTGCTGCCGCACCGATCAGGGCTGGCCCCATCAGGTTTGACAATTTGCTGGACAGGCCGCCGATCCCGTTACCAAACAGGGTCAGGTCGTTTTGGGCGCCTTTCAGTTGCCGGTTCAGTTTCGATACGTCGGCTGCCAGAAAGATTGTCAGGGTTTTTGCCATGGCTACATTGTCCCCCATTTTCTGACGATGCGGTCGACGGCTTGGCCCCATTCGCGTAGCGCGGCTGGCTGGTAGGCGCGTACGTTGCTGATCCAGTTTGTCTGTTCGAACGGTGCGAACGACTCGCGAGCCTGGCCAGTGTCAGACGGGTATCGGACCATGGTCGGTGTGGCGCCACCTGAGAACGCTTTTCGATTGCCGCCGATCGACACTGCGGGTACGCGGTCGCGTTTCACTTTGACACTGTCCGCGATGACCTGGCCCCAGGGTCCTGCGTAATACAGGGCGGCGTTCTGCCAGGCGGGGACCATGTAGTCGGCGGCAATTTTGTTCGAGGCTTGGCGTAGTTCGGCGCTGGCTTCTTTTGGTAAGGCTTTGAAAGCGCGCAGGACGTCGTTCAGGCCGTCGACGTAGGCTTCAACGATCGCCACTGCTCAACTCCTCAACGAATGTCGCGAGCAGTCTGGGTTCCATCTTCGCCAGTTCCTCGACGGGCCGGTGAAGGTGGAGCGCCAGTTGGACCATCAGTCGTTCGACGGTCCCTGCTGGGTAGGGTCCGGCGTTTCCCCTTGCTCGGCCCAGATGCGCTCTTTGCGCGCCCACTTCGATACCTGATCCATCTTTGCGGGTTCTGCGTCGTGCTCGTTCATGTAGGCGACCAGAATGCACAGGTCGACCAGTTTTGGGTTGTTGTTGCAAAGGCGGTTTGCCAGCATGACGTCTGCCGCTAGGCAGTCGACTGTGGTGACGTCGTCCTGGTCAGGCCTTTGATAGTTCACTTTTGGGTACATGCGGTGTTTCCCCGTTCGCTAGTTGTTAGGAAAAGGCTACGGTTCCGGTGAAGGTGACCGAGCAGGTGGCGATACCGGCTGCCTCGACGGTCATTTCGCAGGCCTCGATCGACATTCCGTTGCCTGCCCAGTGGCCGGTCGCGGATCGAACGTCGACAGCGACCGTGGTCGCGCCAGCGATCGCCGTCTGCAATGCGTCGTACAGTCCCGAGTTCTCGTCGTACAGGAACTCGAGCGCGATCGTCGAGTTAAGGTCGGTCTGATCGAACGCGACCGAGTCCAGAGTCTTTGTTCGCACGATGGTCGGCGTCGTGGTGACGGTGCCGGTTGTGACCTGGCTTTCGTATCCGACGGAGGCGACGTCAACGGTGAACGCTGCGCCCGCCACACTTACTGCTGGCATATCTGTCTCACTTTCTGTGGGCGGGGCGTGGCCCCGATTACGGTGTCGGTGTTTCTGTCATTTGTGCGGTGATGCTTATTTCTGTGGTGTAGACGGTTCCCTGCGCTCCTGTGTCTGCCAGTTGCGGTGGGCCGACTAACTCTGCGACGTATCCCGAGGGTACTAGTCCGAGGATCAGATCGACCGCATCTTCGCAGTCGACTGTCGCGGCGGCGTTGTTCCTGGGCGAGATGACGACCAGGACTTTCCACCTGACTCGGTAGTTCAGGTTCGAACCTAACCTGGTCGGCTGTATCCAGGGTGAGTCGGGGACGATGACAACGCAGGGCGGGATCGGTACGGCTGGGACTGTGGTGTACACCTTCAGGCCGTGACCTTCGAACGCTGTGACCAGGGCTTCTCGAGCCTCGGTGCTGAGCGCTGTCATCCGATCATCCCTTTGACGTTCAGGTATGGGCCGAGCAGGGACATCACTCGCCTGGTGAGCCACACCGAAAGTCGGTAAGGACCAGGGCTGAAGTCTGCCGCTACTGCCTGCCCACCTGAAGCGGTGCGCGCCTGGAAGATTTCGACGCCCACTGCGAGCGCGGCTTCCTTAACTGCTGGCGGTTCCGCTGTCAGTGCTGTGGTGGTGATCAGGGTCCCGATGATGTCATCCGCAGCTGCGGCGACCTGATCGAGCGTGTCTTCGTACGGGTCGTCGTATTCCAGGTCTAGCGCGTCGGCTAGTTCCTGACCAGTTACGAGTGCCATATCGGGACCCTGACTACCTTCCGGTGGGGTGGGTTGGTTTAGTTCTCGGCAAGACGGACGACGCCTGCTGGCAAGTAAACTGCCGTGGCACCGTATCCGTAGATCGCTACGTCGCGACCCAACTTGCTGACGTTCTCCGCAGTGGCGAGGCGTGGGCCGTCTTCGACCCAGCGTGCTGCCTCACCGTTGAGGACGATTGCGTGACGGTCGGCGTCGGTGTCGAGCCACTTGGCACGAACAACGCGCAGGCCTGACACGTTCACGTCCAGGGTGCTGGCCGTGGCAACGCCGGACACGTTCTGCACGCTGTAAGGCGCGGGGAAGAACGTGGTGAAACTGCCGATCTTGGA